GCAGGATCCGCGCTATGGCAAGGATCGGATCTATACTGACGGCATCACATCAAAATGGATGAAGGCTCAAAACGCCTAACTGTTTACAGAGCTATCGCTTGCGTGTATCTTGGCCGAGATGGATAACCCTTGTGGCCCTTCTATGTAGTAAGACCTACTGGCCCGGCGAGGCCACAACACGCAAGCGAACCGCCCGATTTCGGATAACGGATCGCGTCTAGTTTGAAACTCATATAGGAGATTCTGCTATGGCGCAGAACGTCACAACGGCGTTTGTTGACCTCTTCGAATCCGAGGTTAAGCAGGCGTATCAAGCTGAGTCGGTGTTGCGCGGCACGACCCGCACCCGCACTGGTGTTCAAGGCAACACTGTTAAGTTCCCAAAGATCGGTAAAGGCGTCGCAACCCTGCGCGTCGCACAGACCGATGTAACCCCGCTGAACGTCACCTACGGCTCGGTGACTGCCAGCATGACCGACTATATCGCTGCTGAATACTCGGACATCTTCCACCAATCGCACATCAACTTTGATGAGCGCCGGGAGCTGGTCCAAGTGGTTTCGAAGTCGATTGCTCGTCGTTGCGATCAGATCATCATCGATGCTCTGGCTGCTGCTTCCGGCGCTTCGACTGTCGCAACTGGCATTGGCGGCGCGACCACCAACATGAACATCGAAAAGATCCGCGCTGCGGCCAAAGCTCTGAACATCAAAAGTGTTCCGGTTGAAAACCGCTATATGCTGGTCCACGCTTCGCAGCTCGATGCCATGCTTGGTTCAACCTCGATCACTTCCTCGGACTTTGCCGTTGTTAAGGCTTTGGTTCGCGGCGAAGTGAATCAGTTCATGGGCTTTAACTTCATCACGATCGGTGATCGCGACGAGGGTGGCCTGCCTAAGCCGTCCACCCGGACTTGCTTTGCTTGGCACATGGACGCCGTTGGCTACGCTGAATCGATGGCGCAGAAGACTGAAGTGAACTATATCCCCGAGAAAACCAGCTATTTGGTTTCCTCGATGTTCTCGGCAGGCGCTATTTCCATCGATGACGAAGGCGTTGTCGCAATTTCCTGCACCGAATAAGGAAGGGGCATCTAAATGGCTTTCTCTTCGACTGGCTTCACTACTGTTTCGGCGTCCAAGCGCGGCAATGCCCCAAGCATCTATGCCTATAAAACGGCTGATGCTTTGTCGGTTGTCCGCGTTTCGGGATATTTCAACGCTCTTGCCAACACGTTGGCGGTCGGCGACTTGATCTATGCCGTGACTTCGACCGGATCCACGGCCGTTTGCTCCCTGACGCAAGTGCTGAGCAACGCTTCCGGCGTTGTTGACGTTGCAGACGGGACCACGTTGGCTAACACCGACACCGACTAAAACAAAGTGGGGCGGCTTTGGTCGCCCCATTTCCTCCGGCTGGGGTAGAAAATGGCAACTGGCGATACTGACGTTTCGATCTGTTCTGATGCGCTGGTTATGCTTGGAGCCAGCGTTATTTCATCTTTAAGCGAAGGGACGCCCGCAGCAACTGCCTGCTCCCGTCTCTATCCAGACATTCGCGACAGCTTGCTCAGCTCCTATGCGTGGTCTTGGTCTGTCCAAAAGGTGCAGCTTTCGCAACTTGCTACGGCTCCCACAAACGAATGGCGCTACGCCTACCAGCTCCCAAGCAATATGCTTTCGGGGGCTTTGGCCGTATTTGACAGCGGGGCATCGACAGCTCGGCCAATCAACTATGGCTGGGAGATCTATGGATCCCAACTATTTACCAACATGGCCGTTGTCTACATCGACTATCAATCCACTGTTGGCGAAGTCTCTATGCCCCCGTATTTTGTGCGCCTGCTCAAAACGGCGGTTGCCGGGGAGATCGCAATGGTGATCACCGATCAGGCATCAAAGGCCGAGTATTACCGGGCGGTCGCTTTTGGATCTCTTGGCGAAAACAATCGTGGCGGCTTGTTCCGTGAGGCCGTCAACATCGACAGCCGAGGTCAGCTCAGCAAAACAATCGAGGATTTTTCGCTGATCTCTGTGAGGTATTGAAATGCGGATTGTCCGGTTTATGACCAACTTCACCAGCGGCGAGCTGGATCCGCTGCTCAGATCGCGAACCGACTTGCAGCAATATCAGAACGGGCTCGAGGCCGCAAAGAACGTGGTGATCCAACCGCAGGGCGGCGTCCGTCGCCGGGATGGATTGGAATTTCTTTACGACTTCACAGGCTTTACCGCGTTTAAGATCATTCCTTTTGAATACAGCACAACCGACAGCTATCTGTTGGTTTTTGTTGTTGGCCGGATCTATGTGTTCAAGGCTGGCGTCCTACAGACCAACATCAACGGATCCGGGAATAGCTACATCACGGCGACCGGGCTCACCGCAGCAATGCTCGATGAGCTAAACTTCACGCAGGCCGTCGATACAATTGTGATCTGCCACGAAGATCTTCAGACAAAGCGGCTCGTTCGCAACTCAGACACAAACTGGACATGGGAAGACCTCCCGCTCGTAAACATCCCGCAATATGCTTATGAATTTGATGAGCATCTGCCGCAATTTACCATCACGCCCAGTGCGGTGACAGGAAATGTCACCATCACGGCATCGGCGGCAACAACTGATACCGGGTCGGCTCAGGCCGGATCGATCAGCACAATAACGCTCAAGGCCGCGACATCGTTTACAACAAATGACCAGCCCGCCGGGATGTTTGTGGTTATCACATCCGGCACGGGATCCGGCCAAACGCGGCACATTGAGAGTTATGTGGCGTCCACCAAGATTGCCACTGTGTATCCAAATTGGACAACAGCGCCTGACGCAACGTCAAACTACAAGGTTGTTCCATTCGCGACAACGACAGTCGGGGAATACCTTCAGGTTGTGTCCGGCTTTGGCCGCGCTCGATACGTCGAGTATATTTCCGACACAGTAATGAAGGCCGTTACGTCGGTTCCGTTCTTCGATACGTCTGCAATCGCCAGCACCAAATGGCGCAGCGAACATGGCTATGAAGCTTCGTGGTCCAGCACACGCGGCTGGCCGAGATCTGCCACGTTCCACCAAGGCCGTCTTTACTTTGGCGGATCAAAAAGCCGGACTAATACAATCTGGGGATCCCGGGTTATCAATTATTTTGACTTTGATCTTGGCACGGGCTTAGCGGACGAAGGGCTCGAGGCAACCCTAAACACCGACCAATACAACGCGATCGTCAATGTGGCGTCTGGATCTGATCTGCGGATCTTCACAACGGGCGGCGAGTTCATCATCGCCAACTCGAGCAATGGCCCAATCACTCCCAGCACTTTGCTGGTCCGCCCGCAAACGCGCTTGGGCACAAAAGCGGGTGTTCCTATTCAGGATCTGAACGGCGCATCTGTATTCATCCAGCGCAGCGGCAAATCGATTAACGCCTTCCAATACACCGACACAACGGCCAGCTATTCCGTGCAGCCACTATCGGTCCTCAGCTCGCACCTTGTGAAAAACCCGGTCGATCTTGCTGTCCGGCGGGGAACATCGACTGACGAAACCGATACGCTTTACGTTGTAAACGGCGACGGCGGGACAATGACTGTCTATTCGATCTTGTCCAGCCAAGGCGTCATTGCGGCCTCAGAGTTTACGACCGGGGTTAGTTATAACGACCAATTCCTTGCCGTCGCGGTCGAGATCGATCGCGTGTTTGTCATTGTGAAGCGCACGATTAACGGATCGACCAAGTATTACTTGGAGCGGTTTTCATCAAGCGTGAATGTTGACAGCGCAATTGTTGGGACATCCGGCTCTTCAGTTGCGGCCGAACATCTTCGCAACACGCAAGTAAAAGTTTTGCGCGATGGCTTTGTCGAGGCAAACCAAACTGTCCCCAATACATCGCCATATTCAATCACATTCACAACGCCCGCAACAACGTCCTATCAGATCGGCATCGACTTCGATGTCCTGATCAAGACCATGCCGCAGGAGCCAAACTTGCCGACAGGGACTTCAGTTGGCGTTAAGAAGCGCGTCTTGCGGGTCGATGCCTTGGTCAAAGATAGCCAGAGCATGGCGATAAACGGCACAACAGTTTCATTCACATCATACGGGACCACGCCGCTTGATGCTGTCGCAACCCCCACAACAGGGCTAAAGACAGTGCATGGCATTCTGGGTTATAGTGAGACGGGGCAGATCAGCATCACGCAGCCTTATCCGTTGAAGCTTAACTTGATCGGTATGGAATACCGCTTAAGTCTGGGGGAATAAGATGGGCATCGAAACCGTTCTAATGGCAGCATCGGCGGCTTCGTCTATTGCAGGCGGCGCAGCCCAGCGGCAGCAATACAACGCGCAGGCGGCTCAAGCAAAGATCCAAGGGCGCTCTCAGGCGATCGCATATCGTCAACAGGGCGCGGATGTTTTGCGCAACCTAAACGAAACCCTTGCTGCGACAATTGCAATGGCCGGAGCTGGCAACGTCGATCCAACAAGCGGATCCGCTCGAGTGATGCAGGAGTTTGCTCGAGCCGAAGCCTCGTCGGAATACGGCACGGCTTTGGACAACGCTGTTTTGGCAACGGCTGGGGCTGCGGCTCAGGCTGCAATCTACAGGCAAGCCGGGCAATCTGCATTCATAGGGGGCATCGGCCAAGCTGCCGGGACGTTTGGCCTTGGCATCGGCCGCGCTCTCGATCTTAACCCGACTTTCAGTCTGTTCCCGGCGCAAGCACAAGGGCCGTCTGGCCGCATCTAAGAACGAGGTAAATTATGGCGATGCTTCCGCGATACGAACGTCTTGGGGTGAGGGCCGCACAGCCAGCGCAATTGGACTTCGCAAACATCCGAGAGCAAGCCAATGCGGCTCAAAGCATAGGCCAAAGCCTCGGCCGTATGGCGGATTTTGCATTTGGCTTTGCAGAGAAAAAGGCAGAGCAACGCGCCAAGCAGACAGTCGCGGATCTCGGTGCGGTCGAAACGCTGAGCCGGATCCAAAAAGCCGGGGGCCCAACAACCACCTTTGACACAGTTGCGTTTCAATCGGCCAACCGCATCGCATCGGCTGAGATCCAGATGCAGTCCGACAAGGACATTAACAGCCTTTTGCAAGACGCGCAAAAAAACGGAATGTCGATCGCAGATGTTTCGTCGCATCTGGCCGACATTACCGACGGATATGCCGCAACGCTTTCGACGCTGGATCCGGACGCCGCCGGGATGCTGCGCATTCGCATCGCAGAGGCGTCAGATCAAGCCATACAGCGCTATGGATCCTATGTTGAGTCTCAGGCCAAGGCGGCTCGATCTGCGCGTGTAGAGGACGCTGGCAAGCTCTATGCGGCTAATATGATGCAGACGGCGCTGATCCCCGGCATTACGCCGGAAACGCTTTATACGATGTCGCAGAACCGCATGAACCTTTTGATCGATGCGGGCGTTAGCCCCGACAAAGCGGCCACATGGGCGGCATCGGCTTTGCAAGATGCTGTGACGGAACACGCAGCCTTTTCTGCCATGACCATGCCTCTTGCGGATCTCAAAGCTAGGGCAATGACGCCGCCGGACAAACCGCTGCCGGGCTTAGATTACACCGACACGCTTTCGCTTTGGAGCAAATCCAGCACGATCTATAACACGCGGACGGAATCGCTCCGGGTCGATGCAAGCACGTTATCCGATCAGCTCCAAGCGGAGGCCAAGGTTCTTGGCTCAGGCGGGACACCGGATCCAATACGCATTGCCGCGCTTCAAGAAAAAGCTCTGGCTCTTGCAGAGTTTGATCCCTCATTGGCGGGCAAGGTCGCAAACCTTCAGGCCGACATAACCTTTGTCTCGGGCGTTCGCGGCATGAACGTCGATGAGCTGAACAGCGAAGTCACGCGCCTGAGCGCAGGCGTTCCCGGCGTTGGCGGGCCCGGGCTTGATACTACCGATGAAACCACCATGCTTAACTTTGCAACGCAGACAAGAGACGCAGCGCAAAAGGCGCTCGATCTTGCTACGGCTGATGCGCTCAAGGCGGACAAAGAAGCGGCGGGTCCGATTGTCGCGCAGATCAGCACGGCGATCGATGTTCTGGGTCAGCAGCTCGACCAGACAAACCCAAACCCGGCAGTTGTTCAGCTCGCGATTACTGAAATCACAGCGCAGATTGCCAAGGTTCCAGAGAGCCAGATGACGCCAGAGCTTTTGGCAAAAGTGACAGAGATCAAGCAGATCTCTAAAGACTTTGCTGATTGGCGCGGGATGACATCGCCCCAGCAAAATGCGTTCATTCAAAAGCTGGCACAGGATATCCCAGCACAAACCCCGCCCGGCATGACTGCAATGGAAGCCCTTGCGATGAATGGTCGCCGGGCAAAGCTCTTGATGGGATTGCAGGCATCGCAGTCTGACGCAATTGCAAAGGGCGATGCGCTATCGTTTGCACGGGCGCAGCGGATCCAGCTCGTTGACGCGCAAGGAAATGCCCACGTTGTTGGGCAACCGCTGGACTTCACAAGCCCGGAAACTGTTGTCCAGTCGTTTGAACGCAGGCTCGATGACGTAACCAAGCTCGAGGCCCGCTTTGGAACGTCAGGGCAAAACATCTTTTTGCCGCAGGAGAAGGCACAATTTACCGCAACCCTCGAAGCCGGATCGGTCGGGCAACAACTCGTTATGCTCGATGGCATTGTTCGC